TCCTAAGTGTCTTCGGACACCATCGTTCTGTTGGGCGCAATTGCCGCGACCCTTCTCGCACTCACAGCATTACTGAAAGTCTGACTACGTTTCCATGACCAAGAAGATTAACGCTACCCTCCCCAAAGGCACCCTTGTCTTCCCGAAGCTCAACAAGCCGGATGACTTCAAGGGCAAGCGCACGTTCAAGACCCGCATCAAGTTTGACGACGAGGCGCACCGCAAGGTGGACGCGTGGTTGCGCAAGGGCGCCAAGGAGCTGGGCCATCCCGATGCCAAGCTGCCCTGGTACAAGGACAAGAAGACCGGCGAGCTGACGCTCAAGGTCGCCTCGGGCGAGAAGTACCCCCCGGCTCTCCTCGACGCGAAGGGTAAAGAGATCCCGCGCGCCAAGGTCGAGGTCGGTGGTGGCACCATCGCGAAGGTCGACGTCAACCTCTCGTACTACGAGGGATTTGGTGGCGGCTTCAACCTCTATATGAACTTCGTGCAGATCATCGAGCTGCAGAAGAAGGGCTTCAATGTCCAAGAGGAGGAGGGCTTCTCCTACGAGGACGACGGTGACGATGGTGCAGACACCTCGGCCCCGCAGACCAGCACGGATCTCGACGACGACATTCCGTTCTGATGTCGAAGCCCGCGCTCACCATCGAGCCTGAGTATCGCTCAAAGCTCGAAAAGGATGTCGCGGAGAAGTTCGCAGCGGCCGGTGTGGAGTATGGCTACGAAAGTAAGCACATCCACTACACCGTGCCAGCTCGCGAGGCCAAGTACCTCCCAGACTTCTCGCACAACGACTGCCCGATCATCATTGAGCCCAAGGGCCGCTTCGGCGGCAACTACGAGGGCTTCGGTGGCAAACGAATGGTCGGCAGCAAGGACGCAGCGGTCAAGGAGAGACAGAAGTTCATCCTGCTCAAGGAACAACACCCCGAGCTGGACATCCGCTTCATCTTCTCACGCGCAGCAACCCCGATCTACCCGAAGAGCAAGACCAGCTACGGCAAATGGGCCACGGACCACGGTTTCCAGTGGGCCGAGAAGGTCATGCCGGATGCCTGGGTTGAAGAGATCAAAGCCTACCTGAAGCAATCCAAAAAGAGGAAGTAACGACATGTACGACACGCTCACCATTGGTGCCCCGTCGCTCTCGACTGATCTGACGCTGCCGCCCCAGGCCCGCAAGGTGCTCGCGCATCTTGAGAAGCACGGCGACATCACGCGCCTCAAGGCCGACAAGGTCTATGACATCGTGAACCTGCCCGACTGCATCTATCGCCTGAAGCTGGCCGGCTACGACATCATCACCGAGCGCCCCGTGGATGATGGTGGCGTGCGGTACGTGCGTTACGTTTTGGCCTGATGGCTTCTTGCACTAAGGGGGCGTGCCCATGTGGCACGTCCTCTGACGCTTTTGCGACATACGACGACGGCAGCGGGAGCTGGTGCTTCAGCTGTAACGATCCGAAGAACTTCAGCCAAGCAGGTAAGGTGCGAGAACAAGACGACGACTTCGCAGAGAAGCCGAAGAAGAGCTTCACCCCCATCAAGGGGCACTACGCCGACCTCACGGCCCGCGGTATCACCGAGGAGACCTGCAAGAAGTGCGACTACCAGATCGGCGAGACGGACAGCGGCAAGAAGGTCCACATCCAGCTGATCAAGGACGACAACGGCCGGCTGATCGACCAGAAGACCCGCGACAAGGACAAGCAGTTCGCGTGGGTCGGCGGTAGCAAGTACGCCGGCATCATCGGCTCGTGGTCCTGGCCCGCCAAGGGTAAGTCCGTGGTGATCACCGAGGGCGAGATAGACCGCATGTCGGTCTCGCAGGCCTTCGATAACAAGTGGCCCACCGGAAGCCTCCCCAACGGAGCCTCTACGGCCAAGAAGGCCATCCTCGCCGACTACGAGAAGCTCTGCCGCTTCGACAGCATCATCCTGTGCTTCGACAACGACGAGCCTGGACAGGAGGCCCTCAAGGTCGCCTGTGAGCTGCTCCCGATGGGCAAGGTCAAGATCATGACCCTGCCGAAGAAGGACGCCAACGCGGTCCTCATGGACAAGACCATGGGCCCCGCGTCACTCGTGCGCGCCTTCTGGGACAGCACGCCCTACAGGCCCGATGGGCTCCGAGAGGGGCGAGAGTTCACCAAGGAGCGGATGAAGCAGAGGCAGAGCCGGGGCTACTCGCTGCCGTATCCCAAGCTCAACGAGATGTGGATGGGCCTCCGTGAGGGGGAGATCACCACCATCTGCGCAGGGTCCGGCATCGGCAAGAGCACCATCGCTCGCGCCATCGCCTACCACATGCGGATGGAGCACGGCGTCAAGGTCGGCAACATCTTCCTTGAGGAGGACAACGACACCTCCGTGAAGGCCTACGTGGGCCTGCACCAGGGCGTGCCGTTGAAGAACCTCATCGCCAACCCGGACTGCATCACGGACGAGCAGTGGGACGCCTCCCTGGCGGCGGTCGTCCACGACAACATGATGTTCTACGACCACTTCGGGAGCATCGCGAGCGACCGTCTGCTGACCATGCTCGGCTACATGGCTGCGAGCGGCTGCAAGCTCGGGGTGCTCGATCACATCAGCATCGCAATATCCGGCCTGGAGAGCAACGACGAGCGTAAGGACATCGATCTGCTGATGACCCGGCTGGCCTCCTTCACCAAGGAGACAGGCATGGCCATCCTGGCGGTGGTGCATCTGAAGCGCGGCAAGAACTACAACGAAGGCGACCAGATCAGCATCACCGATATGCGTGGGTCAGCGTCCATCGAGCAGCTTAGCTTCAACCTGCTGGCGGCCGAGCGCAATCAACAGGACGAGACCAAGAAGGCCTTCGCGCAGCTGCGGTCTCTCAAGTGCCGCATCACGGGCGAGACGGGCGAAGCGGACCTGCTCAAGTGGAACCTTGAGAAGGGCTGTTACGAGCCAGCAAGCGCGGCCGATCTGGCCGAGTTCGATCCACACGACGACACAGAGGATGCATCGCTATAACTCGACTACTCTACGACACAGAGAGCAACGGCTTCGTTGCGAATGCTACCAAACTGCACTGTGTCGGAATTATCGACCTGAAGACCGAAGAGGTCCTCGGGTTTCGACCTCACCAGATCAAAGACGCCATTGCACTGCTCAGCGAGACCGAGGAGCGCATCGGCCACAACATCCAGAAGCATGACGAGCGGCTGATAACCAAGCTCCACGGGGCTCTCCCTGGCGCCAGGATCAGCGACACCTTCGTCATCGCGCGGACGATGTTTCCAAACCTCAAGCTGACGGACACGGGCCTCATCGACGCCGGCAAGCTCCCAGAGAAACTGAGGGGCAAGCAGAGCATCAAGGCTTGGGGCTATCGCCTGGGCGAGCCGAAGGGCGACTACGCGGAGGTGAAGGAGGCCGAGGCGCGAGCCAAAGGCATCACGGACCCGCGGGAGATTGCGGACTACGTGTGGGGCACGTTCAACGAAGACATGTTCGACTACATGCTTCAGGACTGCCGCACCAATCTAGCACTATGGAAGCACCTTCGGCCCGAGGAATACCCTCAGGCTCCGCTCGAATTAGAGCACCGCATCGCCGAGGTCTGCACTGCGATTGAGGAGGCCGGCGTCCCTTTTGACGAAAGGGCTGCTGGGTCGCTTCAAGCTGACCTCGTGGAGAAGAAGAGCGGACTGGAGCAGAGGCTTAAGGAAACCTACGGCTACTGGTATCAGCCCATCAGCCCTGATCCGACCAAGAGCCTCTTCGTGCCCAAGCGGGACAACAAGACGCTTGGGTATGCAGCTGGCCAGCCAATGACCAAGCTTAAGCTCGTCGAGTTCAACCCCAAGAGCCGCGACCACATTGCGCGCGTGCTCATCAACCAGGGTTGGAAGCCGGAGAAGCTCACTGAGGGCGGTAAGCCCCAGATCGACGAAGAGACCGTAGAGAGCATCGTCGCCCGCTATCCAGAGATGGAGGGCCTCGGCGAATACATGATGCTGGAAAAGCGACTGTCGCAACTCTGCGGTACCAGCAACAGCCTGATCCAGTCGCAGCAGACTGACGGGCGCATTCACGGCGTGATCAACCCAGGTGGCACGGGGACGGGGAGGTGTTCGCACTTCCTGCCGAACCTCGCGCAGGTCCCATCAGCGAAGAAACCCTATGGCACAGAGTTCAGACGGCTGTTCTACGCGCCTCCGGGCTTTAGCTTCCTTGGCGCCGACATGCAGGGATTGGAGCTACGCGGTCTTGCTCACTACCTGCATCCCCTCGACGGGGGCAAGTACGCACGCACTGTGTTGGAAGGGGATCCCCATTGGGCAACTGTCCAAGCGATGGGGCTCGCCTCTGGTGACCGCGACAAGCATAGCCAGCTCCACACCATCGTCCGAGAAGACGGGGCCAAACGGTTCGCCTATGCGGTGATCTACGGCGCCCAGGACAAGATGGCCGGCGACATCGTGTACGAGTGCCTCCTCAACGCCCAGAGATCCTGCGGTGACGATGGCGACGCTCTCTACCGCGAGTTCTTCGGCGTCGGTGTCCCCGGGGATCGCAGGATCCGCATGGTCGGCAAGAAGATCCGTGAGAACTTCTCTCGTGGCATCGACGGCTTCGGGGACCTCCAGTCGAAGATAGCGAAGCAGGTCGAGAAGCTGGGACGTATCCCAGGGCTCGACGGTCGACGCATCCCGACACGGAGCAGCCACAGCGCACTCAACTTCCTGATCCAGTCATCGGGCGCCATCCTGTGTAAGCGGTGGGTCGCCGACGCGTTCGAGGAATGCTGCAGGCGCTACCGCTATGGGTGGGACGGGGACTTCATGTTCGTCCTCTTCATCCACGACGAAATCCAACTGTGCGTACGAGAAGGTCTTGAAGAAGAAATCGGCAACATCATCGTCAAAGCCGCGCAAGAAGCCGGCGA